CTTAAGGGTTATAAAACACTTCCCGACGAGAGATTTCTCCCAGAGTATTTTATCTTACCGGATTTAAGAATCCGATCTGATTGTAACTATGGGAGTGTCTCTTGCGGTGATGATGCTCTTCACATTGGACGTTCTAGGAGGATGTTCAGGGCTTACGAGTACAGTATCACTCAATTTGGAGGCGCGATTATCTCACGCGGTTCCCACTTTGAGTCTCTCTGTGCCGCCATATTCACAGAAACGCCCTATTCCCTATCTCCGCGAGGAGATTTATGGTATATAGAGTGTGTAAAACTGAGAATGTTGGTTAGCCCTGAGTTCAGGTTTCCTGGAGCTAAGGAACTTCCAGCAGAATTTCTTTGGGGCGAGACCTTCACCAAGGCTCTCGATTGGTTAAAGTGGACTCCTCACCAACTTGAAACCCGTAAGGCTTTGCTTTACTGGTTGGTTAGAAGGGAGGGGGACCTAATGGGGATGTTATCCCAATTGGGTATTTCACCACACCTACCGAGATTCCTTGGAGGATGGGGGTTCACGTCACCGACAGACAGGGTGACTATATCTGTTCGTCAGAGGAAAGCGCTCAAGATACTCCTCAGGGATGATAGATCCCTGATGGATTATTTTGAGTTAGCCTCTTTCTCAACGATATGGTCGTTAACCTTGTCTACGGAAACCTTGGATCATACACATGAGTTGATGAAAACTTATGCGAATTTGACCAGGGATTCTGTGGTGAACCTTCTCGAACTAAAGGAGAATGCGGATCTAAAGTATCCATTCTCCAAGGATATGTATATCCCTGAAGATGTTATAACTTTTGATGAAGCATTCAGTTCTGCTTATTCTTCGTTCGCGTCTGAGAGTGCTCAGTATTTTCCCAGGGTGGATCCGGATCGACGGCTTCGGTATAATCTTCTCAAGGTGTCTAAACGCCTTAGGAAGATTTGTACCAGTGTCCTCGATTCCCACCCTAGGAATTACGAATACTCTCCTTTGCGAATTCCTAATTTGCCACTAGTCACAAGTCTGTGTCTCAGATTTGAATGGAAAGGGAAAGTCTCGGGTTTACCCCGGAAGAGGCATTCTGAAGTGATTCAGATGCTCCTTGCAGGGTTGCGAGAATCTTACCTTACCTTCCATCAAATACCCTATGGAACCCTGGGTGCGTTCATAGATTTTGAATCCATGAATTTGCTCCAAGGTGAACATAAGGTGTTCTGAGACGCTGAAATCAAG